TACCTGAAGCGTGACCTCGCACAGTGGGGCGCACGCGACATCGCGGAACTCACGAAAGCGTTCATGTCGATCACGCAAGACGGCATCGCAGTGACGGAGTTCTTCATCGAGAAGCCGGTGGAGATCGAATGATGTTCGATCCGCCGATATGGCATGACCGTTGCGAAGGCCGGGGATGGGTTACTGACCGCCCCGGCCTTACTCATGCGTGCACATGCCGAACACAACCAATAGAGGTGCCGTAATGACTGAAAGACTTCCCCTGACGATGTTCACGGACTGGCTCGCATCCGGGGAGCGGGGGATCTCGTCTGAGGCGATTGTCTCGCATCTCACCGGGCAGCGGGTGGGGAGGTATCGCCTACGCGACGACCACCCTTACGACGTGGGAGACCTCAACCGGTGCGTGAAGCTCCTAGATCAACATCCGGTAGCAAAGCTCGTTTTTCCAGAAATGGCGTCGCGATCATCGGAATGGGCTGCCCTTGTTGAAATTTGGGATGAGCTTGTGGCCCTTCTGCGGGAGGAATTGAAGGGGTGCATGGGTCGCGCTCCCCGAACCTATGTCCGGATGCGAGAAGTGCTCGACAGGGTACGCGATGGGTAAGCCAACCCCGAAGGCTGTCTTGCGCGCGATGACGGCTCGTGATGGGCATGTTTGTGTGTGGCATGGGGAGTCGTGTGGGACGGACACGCTGGTTCCGCAGCACCGTCAGGGAGGTATGGGTGGGCGGCGGAATAAGCATCGTCTGTCGAACGTGTTGTGGTTGTGCTCCATCACGAACGGACTCATCGAATCCGACTCCCAGATGGCGAGCGAAGCACGCGATCGGGGCATCAAGATCAGCCTCCACGCCAACCCCGAAACCATCCCCGTCCACTACCCGGACAAGCGCGTGTTCTATCTGAACGATGACGGCACACGCAGAGAAGTAGACACAACACCGTACTGAAAGGAGGTGCCACTTGGCCTGGTACAAAGTTGATGACCAGCTCCATGCGCACCCGAAGGCTCGCCGTGCTGGGCTGGAGGCCATGGGGCTGTGGACGCTCGCCGGGTCGCACGCAATGTCTTACCTGACTGATGGGTTCGTTGAGGCCTGGTTTGTTGAGTCGTGGCCGCATGGCTCTGACCTTGCTGGTGAGCTTGTCAGGGAGGGGTTGTGGCTCGAGGTTCCGGGCGGGTGGCAGTTTCATGACTGGGGGAAGTATCAGCCGACGCGAGAGAGCGTACTTGCGGATCGGGAGGCTGCTGCGGCCCGAATGAAGGCTGTTCGGGAGAACCGTAAGCGTCGTTCGCCCGAACGTTCGCCCGAACCAAGTCCGAACGTTCGGGATGAGTTCGGACTTGGTTCGGCTTCCCCGTCCCCGACCCCAGAACTATCTAAAGATAGTTCTTCCTCCGTCGAAGCGAAGTTGAAAGAGACTCGTCTTCCATCCGATTGGGTGCCGACGAAGAACCACTACGACATCGGCCGCGAGAAGGGTATCGATGTTGCTGCGGAGGCTGATGCGTTCCGGCTGCATGCGGAAACGCACGACCGGCACGCTGCCCGATGGAACGCCGCATTCACGACGTGGCTGAAGAGAGCGAAACCGAAGCCGCGTGCGAGTGGTGACGGTTGGATGAACAGGAGTACCGCATGACGGGCACCATCGCGGAACGAAACCTCCTGGCGTCGATCCTCGCCAACGGTCGTACGTACAAGATGACTGAGGATCTTGTGAACCGGGCCGACTTCACTGACGACCGGTTGGGCATCATCTACGAGCAGGTCGGCGGAATGCTGGCCAAGGGTGAGTCGGTTGGTGTGGTCGAAGTTGTTGACCGGTTCCCGGCATGGGGTGTGCGTGGGCTTGAGTTCGCGGATGTGATGTCGTGGGAGACGCCGGGCACGTACACGCATGGTGCGTCGTCGTATGCGAGAGCGGTCAGGACGGACGCTCTGCGCCGTTCCGCGTCTGAGGTTGGGCAACTGCTCATCTCGCAGGCTAGGGACACTGGGGTGGCCCCTGCTGAGCTTCTGACGACGGCACGCGGCATGATCGACGGTTCGATCGATGGTGCGTCGACGGGGAAGCTCGAAGCGAAACCGTTGGGTGACATCCTTCAGGGGTCGGACTCGTATGACTGGGTGATCCCGGATCTGCTCGAGCGGCAGGACCGACTGATCCTGACCGGTGCGGAGGGTGCGGGCAAGACGACCCTGGCCCGTCAGATTTGCGTGATGGCGGCGGCGGGCCTGCACCCGTTGATGCGTGATGTGGACATCAGCACGGGGCGGAAGTCTGCGTCGCTCATGCAGCCTGCCCGTGTGCTCGTGGTGGATGCGGAGAACACTGAGAAGCAGTGGCGGCGTGCGACCCGGTACACCGCGCGGCTTGCTGGCGAAGAGGGGGCGCTGAACCCTGCCGACGAAATGATGGTTGTCGCCGGCCACCGCATCGACGTCACCCGCGGCGTCCACCTGGGGGAGATTCACCGTCTGGTCGACCGGTACAAGCCGGACCTGCTATACATCGGCCCCTTGTACAAGATCACGCACGGTGCGATCCAAACCGATGACGACGCTGCACCCCTGTTGGTCGCGCTCGACTCGTTGCGGGAACGCGGCCTCGCGTTGCTGATGGAAGCGCACGCAGCGAAGGGTTCCGGTGATGGTGCCCGGGATCTTCGGCCGCGCGGGTCGGCAGCGCTCATGGGGTGGCCCGAGTTCGGGTTCGGATTGCATCCGCTCGATAACGGTGATGTCGAGTTGAAGCGGTGGCGTGGTGACCGTGATGAACGTAAGTGGCCGTCGTTTCTGACGCGCGGCATGGACTGGCCTTGGGAGAGCGCATGATCACGATCGGAGATGCAGTGGACGAACTCCTTGCTGGGCTCACGGGTTGGGAGGCTGAACGGTATCCGGTTCGGAACCGTGAAGAGCGGACCATCCTGGACCCGCAGATGTGGCATCTGCTGTTCGAGCGTGATGGGTCCCGATGTTGGATGTGTCACTGCCAGGTGGAGAGGGGCGCGGCCGAGATAGATCATCTCGTGCCGCGTTCGTCGTTTGTGCCAGCCAATGTTGGGATGGCGGATCGGTCCTGGAACCTGCGTGTAGCTTGCGTGGCCTGCAATCAGGCAAAGTCGAACTTCACGGTAAGCATGTTGCCGCGAACGGTCGGCGTGACGAAGTGCTGCTGGGACTGCAGCAACAACGAAGGCTCGACGGATCTCACCGAGCCCGCGTTCTGCGGACGCTGCGGCGTGGTCTCGCGTGTGCCGGATCGGAGCTGGATCTTATGACGAATCAACTTGCGGGGCCGAACGTGTCCCCGCTTTCACTGACTGTAGGGAGAACACCATGACGAACCACAACGCCTGCGAGCTTCCACGCAAGCTGACCTGTGATGAGCGCGACGCGATTCTTCATGCGGACGGCCGCTACGAGGGCTGGAGTGTTGCCGCGAGCCTCACCGATGCTTACGGAGAGTTCGGTGACCCTCGCATCGAGACGACCTGGGAGCGCGACGGTCGCCGGATCAAGGATGTTCGGCACCCGCACATGGGCAGTTATTCACCGCCCGACCGCAAGCCATGCGAGCACACCGAGCTCGAGCCCGAGATCGAGGAGGATGACGAATGACGAACCAGAAGACACCCGTGCAGGGTGGCGCGACCGAGGAACAGATCGAAGCCGTGGGTGAGACGGCACTGATCGCTGAACTCGTGACTGACCCCGAGATCGGCGAACGCGTGCAGACGATCCTGCGCGAGCTCGGGGTGCGCCGTTCGACCCCCACCGCGGCAGACCTTGCCGCCACCCCCACCGAACCGGGGCTGTATTGCGACCGGCTCGGGAACGTCTGGCACCGGTACGGCGATGGGGTGTTCTCTATGGCGAGTCGCATTCGCGCATCCGCCGAGTTCTACGCCCCATTCCGGCGGCTCGAGGTCGTGGGATCGTCAGCGCCTGCGTCCGCCGATCCAGCGGACGAGCACCACGATGCCGAGGAGCGTCAGGCCGAGGGTGAGGATCATGCGGCAACGGTAACAGGCGACCGCGAGAAGCTGATCGATGAGGCTCACGCGGAAGCGGAGCGCTACAAGTTGGGGCTGCAAGCGCTGTGCAATGGTGTCGAGTTCGACCCGGCGGAGTTGAAGCGGCGTGCGTTCGTGCACGGCGTCGAGTGGGCCGCTGACGCTCTCGCCGCCCCGTCCGACGTAGACGAAACGAAGCTCGCGGAGATGATCGCCGACGCCAACCGACTCGGATCGGGTTATGTGGGATGGACCTGCGATGGGAGCGCGTCGGTCTGCGACAAACGGGTCGACCTGATCGACCGTCTCGCGACGTTGCGAGGTGAGGGGTGATGAGTCAGCGAGCCTTGACCGGGAAAAGGAAGAGCCCAGCGACGCCTGCGGAACCGGCCATGATGATCGCCGACGTGAAGTTGTCGAACGAGAGCCATGCGATCGGCAGGATCATTCCGAACCCGATGAACGCGGCCCACCAGTTGAGTCGTTTCTTCTCGGTGTTGCTCATGTCCTACACGGTATGCGGGTGGTGGCGTGAGCACTTCCCCCGTGCGACGGAGATCCGAGGGTGTGAGGGGCGTGGGTAATCGTTCTGGCGTGCTCGATCGTGAGGATGGTGTGCGTCAGTTGTGGGCGTGGCGGTGGTCTGATCCTGCGATTGCTGACCGGCTTGGTTGCACTGATCGTACGGTGTCGCGTATTCGGCGGCGGCTGGGTTTGGGTGCGTGGCAGAAGGGCCAGCAGATGCACCAGTTGCGGAGGGTTCTGTGACTGAGCAGCGTTTGCAGGCTGTGACCCCTGTCGCGCGTGGCCTGATCGATGCGGTGCGGGATGGTGACCGTTCGTGGGTGGCTTCGGTGTGCCAGTCGGTTGAGTCGGGTGTTGTTGATTGGCGGGCGCTGTTGGTGGCGCTTGCAGGTGAGGCCGCATGGCCGGAAGGAGGAACCGAATGCAGGTGACTGTGTACGAGAAAGACCACTGTCAGCAGTGTGTGATGACGAAACGGAAACTCACTGATGTGGGTGTCGAGTTCGAAACGGCAAGCATCTTGGACCCGGTGAATTTGGAACTGGTGAAGGGGTTGGGGCACATGGCTGCCCCGGTGGTGGTTGCTGGTGGTGAGCATTGGTCCGGGTTCAGGCCGGACAAGATCCAGGAGCTCGTGAAACGACTCGAACAACAGGAGGAGGTGTCCTAGGTGGCTCAATCGCCAGAGACAGTGACGGTGACAAACGACTTCTTGGTCAAGGAGCTGCTCGACATCGGCAAAAAGATGATCGATCTCGGGATGCGTTTGCAACAGGGCTTCGAGGTGCCCGTCGAATACGTGAAGCAACAGGAGGAACAGTGAGCAAGGTCATCTTTGAGCAGGGGCATCAGTTCGCGGTCGAGAATCGCGACGATGAGGAGTACGCATGGACGCGAACCGGGTACTACGCGACCGAGAGTGAGGCGAGACGCGAGGCGGGCTCATCTGTGTGGCGGTATGCGCGCGTGATCGATTTGGAAGCAACAAAGGAGGGCAAGTAATGGCCGGCGAACCGCTGATCACTGTTGTAGGAAATCTGGTGGCGGACCCGGAGCCGCGTGTCAGCCAGGCGGGTAAGTCGTGGGTGACGTTCCGGATCGCGTCAACACCGCGCGTGCGTGACCGTCAGTCGGGTGACTGGTCGGACGGTGAAGCGCTGTTCCTAGGTTGCCGTGCGTACGGGGCGATCGCTGACAACATTGCGGTATCGCTGGTGAAGGGCACGTCGGTGATTGTGCAGGGCAGGCTCACGCAGCAGTCGTACGAGAAGGATGGCCAACAGCGCACCGGACTGAACCTTGAAGTGGAAGCAATCGGGCCGGAGCTGCGGTTCGCTACCGCGACCGCGCAGAAGGCTTCCAGCGGCGGCTCTGGCGGCGGTTCAGGTCATCCCGCGACCCGGCAGCCACAACAGGCATGGGGGACGCCACAGGGGAGCGCACAGGACGCGAGCGGATTCGGGGGAGGGTTCGATGAGCAACCCTTCTAACCCGCACCTGAGTAACACCAAGCCTCGCTAACCCGCGAGGCTTTCGTTTTGCCCGGAGGGGCTGGCTACGGCTGGCCCCTCACAACGAAAGGAGGACCGAATGGTGAACCAGGAAACCTTGCGGGAGCGCGTGATTGACGCGCTGAGCATGTCGCCACTCAGCGACTACGCGGGAACGAGTATGGGCCCCATCAATCGCACAGCAGACATGATCCTCGAAGTGCTCTCGACACCCGTGCAAGGGGGCGCGACCGAGGAACAGATCGAAGCCGCAGCACGCGCGATCTACGAGCTTGACCCTTGGGCTGCGGGTGGCGACAGGCAGTTCTCAGAGAATCCAATGCGGGCATGGGAGGAGCTGCTGCCCGGCGACAGGGCCGACTACGCGAGGGTCGCGACTGCTGCTCTCTCAGCGTCTGCGTCCGCCGATCCAGCGGACGAGCACCACGATGCCGAGGGCATAGTTGCGCAGATCAAGAACCGTAGAGCCTTCTCTGTCTACGGTGAGGGGCAGGCTAACGAAGACATTGGCGCCTTGCTCGCAATCGTTGACGGGCAGATCGGCAACGACCAATGAAGCCAAAGCTACTTGATCTGTTCTGCTGTCAGGGTGGCGCGTCTAGAGGATATGCAGATGCTGGGTTCGAGGTGTACGGCGTCGATATTGTGGCCCAGCCACGGTACCCGTTCGACTTCTTCACGGCCGATGCTGTCGCGTTCGCCAAGCACTACGGAAGCAAGTTCGATGCCATTCATGCGTCGCCGCCGTGCCAGGCTCACACGAACGCGCAGAAGATCATGGGGAACGATCACCCCGACTTGATCGAGCCGACGCGCGAAGTGCTGCGCGAGCTCGGCAAGCCGTTCGTGATCGAGAACGTGCCCGGTGCTCCACTCAACGATCCGGTCGAGCTATGCGGCACGATGTTCGGGCTCGAGACCTACCGGCACCGTCTGTTTGAAACGAACTGGGAGCTCACGGCACCTGAGCATCCGGTGCACGTCGCCCGGACAACGAAGATGGGGCGACCGCCGCAGCCTGGCGAGTTCATGCACATCGTCGGCAACTTCTCCGGAGTCGACCGCGGCCGAGAAGTCATGGGGATGCCCTGGGCGAACCGTGATGGGCTCCGTGAAGCGATCCCGCCGGCGTACACGCATTGGATCGGTGAACAGCTTCTTGCGCAGGTGGAACGGGCCGCGGCATGACCTGGCATCCGTGCCCTGTCCCGGGTTGTGCCCTAATCAGTGTCACTCAACCGGACGCCACCCAGCACGCGACGGATCACACGGACCCTGCATGGGTAGAGCGCATGTCGGGTTACCGGGTTGAGGCTGTTCGTGGGTGGGAGTTGTTGAAACAGAAACGAGGAAAGAAATGAGCGAATACACGCCGGACACTGAGTTCGTGCGGGACGCATACGTTGACGGGCAGGACGATTCCCACAACGACGGCAAATCGCGAGAACTCCATGCGGCACGCTTCGATGGCTGGCTTGCTGAGGTGGAGCGTGCAGCCGCCGAGAAAGCACTACTCGCAGTGTGCGAAAAGTTGAACGCTGCGGACGATGGCGGAAGGCGTGGAGTGAGCGCGCATTCAAAGTCGGCTGCGTCAGCGGGTGCGCACCGTCACGCAGTTTCGATCGTTCGTGATGCCGCCTCGAAGCTGACAGCTAAACACGTCAGTTCGCCCCAAACCTGACGCTTACACACGTCACCTATTCACGGCTCTCACCCTTATCCCGGGTGGGGGCCTTTCACGTACAAGGGAGGGAAACATGGCCCGTTGCGGGTGCGACCCCGGAAATCGCGAGAACGGATGGATGGAGACCAGATCGGAGAAGTGCATCGAAGCAGAGCGCAAGGCTTGGGTCGAAGCCCTGGAACGAAGCAAGACAGTAATCAGCCGGATCGTTGCCGAGGCGCGGCGATCGCAGAATCGGAGACGCAATGGAATCGACTGAGCGTGCTGTTACGCGCCTCACTGAACCACACACGGAACTCACCGAAGCCGGACCCGTGGAATGGCCCGCACTCATCGACTGGCTGAACGACGCGATCACGGAACAGGTGAAACGCGGACAAGCTGGTTCGGGCGGTACGGGGTCACCGATCGACATGGCCGCACTCGGGTTGCTGCAACGCATCGAGAAGGGTGTGAGGCAGCTCCGGGAAGCGCTCTACCTGCCGATCATGCGCGACGCGAAAGCGGCCCTGCGGGACGCGTGGGATGCCGCGAAAACACAACGCGCAACCGGCGACCTGGACGACGACCAGCAGTGGGAACGCATCACCGACGCGATCCCGGGATGGGTGCTCGAAATCGAACAGGAATGGGACGACCGCACGAGACGCATGGAACTCACCGTCCCGTGCCCGCGCTGCGGCGAGCGCTGGCTACTCGAACCAGTCGGGGATGGTGTGAGCGAACCCAAGCGACGTGCGGCGGTGTGGATCGAGTACGCCGACATGCGAGCACCCGTAGCGGAATGCCGAAACCCGGATTGTGCCGCGATCTGGGCGGGATGGGACGCCATCGCTCAGCTCGGATACACGGTCGGCGCGGACCAGAACGCGGAAGTGCTCGCCGCTTGCGGCATCGACTTGCGAGGGTTGCTTGCGTCGTAAGTTCTAAAGTGCTAACGTTGTTAGCAGGTCAGGGAGAAGTGTCCCTACTGACAAGTAGGCCGCTCATGTAGCGGCCTTTTTTGCGCCCGGATGGTCCACGTAACGGACCCGACTGGCCGCCGTAAGCGGCTCTTTCTATGCAAGAACCCCGCGCTGCGCTAACAGCCGGGGTTGCGGCCGAACTCTGGAGGTTCGACATGACGAAGACTAGCACGCCCAAAACACGGCCCCAGATAACGAGGGATGCAGGAATCTCGTTTTGGGGCTTAGTGAACAAGCGTGGTGGCACGGCTTATGTTGATGACCCGCTTACAAATGGAAGCGGCGTCGCTGGCGAATGTTGGTTATGGGTCGGGCCAGTCCATAGCGGCAAGCGGAACGGGTATGGGAAGTTCTCATGCAAGGGATCCACTTATACAGCACATCGCGTGTCCTACGAGCTAAGCGTGGGAGAGATCCCCGACGGGAATGTAGTTGATCATCTCTGCAGGGTTAAGGCTTGCGTAAATCCCTCACATCTCGAGGTTGTGACGAACTGGGAGAACCTGCAGCGTGGCCTTCTGATCGCGGCTAATCGACCTGGGCGAGTTGACCTTGATGGATCATTGCTCTGCCCTGCGGGCCATAAATTCACTCGCGAGAACACGTATATGCAGCGGAGTGGTGTGTCTGACACTCGAGTATGCAAGACGTGCCGAGCCAGACGCTTGCGGGAATGGCGCTTGCGGAAAAAATCTTCCCGCGCGTGACGGGAAACCACACCACAGGTTGCGGCATACCGGTCGCACTGTGGATGACTGGGTAGCGGTAACGCCAGAACGTGCCGCATCACGCCCCATCTTCTTGAGTATCCGCCCACCACCGGAGCACACAAGCGCTGTCAGACGCACACGCGGTCGAGTAGCGCGGATACCCAACACTCTCAGGAGGACTCATTGGCGAACCATCCTGGACAAATCGATGACAGCCGCGTGCCTGATCTCGTTGCGGCGCGGCTCTCGAACGTCGCAATCGCCAACGCTCTCGGATGTCACGAGTCTTCCGTTCGTCGCGCGAGGAAGCGCCTCGGGCTGGAAGACGTGAACGTAGAGCCTGATCAGATCGAGCAAGAAACCCCGCAAGCCGGCGAGTACAGCCTCACCGACTCGAACGGCGTCTCTAAGCACTCACGATCCTCCAACGAGCCATGGGGTCGCGAAGACTTCGAGCGCTTCCTCATCGAACGCGGCGAAGACCTCGACACCATCACCTTCGGGTACGGGTTCACCACGAACCCCGATGGTGGCGTGTGGAACAAGCTTTACGACGTGCGGCAGAAGCGGGGCAGCGAGAGCGGTCCTGAGTGGCCGGTCATCCAACCCGCAACACCCGTCTCGGTATCGGTGCCCAGCATCCCTACTGTGCCCGCTCGCAACGGCCTGACACTGTCACTGAAAGCCGGAGACACACAGATCGGGTTCCGGGCAGTAGGGGACACGTACGAAGCGTTCCACGACTGGTCAGCGATCAACGTGTTCATCGAAGTGTGCCGCCTCGAGCAACCCAACACGATCGTGATCCTCGGAGACTTCCTTGACCTTGCCGCGCAAGGCAAGTACGTGCAAGAAGCCGGGTTCGCACGCACCACGCAGATGGCGTTGAACGACGGACACAAGATGCTCGCCATGCTGCGAGCCGTCGCACCCAACTCACGCATCATCGTGATTGAAGGCAACCACGACAAGCGCATGCAATCGTTCATCGAAAGTAACGCGCTTGCAGCATTCGGTTTAAGGGTGGCGAACATGCCCGAAGCGTGGCCTGTTATGTCGCTCCCGAACCTGCTCCGCCTAGACGAACTCAACATCGAGTACATGGACGCCTACCCTGCAGCCGCTTACTGGGACGACGACATCACTCGCAACATTCACGGAACCCGCGCCAACAGCAAAGGCTCCACGATGTCGCAGTATGCCCACGAAGCACCCCACATCAACACGTGGGCGGGACACACGCACCGGCAAGAGATCATCTACCGAACCGTCATCGGACCCCGCGGTGAACCGATCGAATCGTATTCGGCGAACCCCGGCGCACTCTGCCACACGGACGGCCGAGTGCCCTCAGTGCACGGCGCACTCCATGCAGACGGCAGCAGCGCACGCGTGATCGAAGACTGGCAGCAAGGGTTCGGCTCACTCCTCCACGGTGAGGGGCAACACTGGCCCCAAGTGCACCGCATTCGCAACGGAGAAACGATCTACAACGGTCGGAGAATCGTCGCGCTTACCCAAGGGTAGGCGCACAACCTTGGGTATGGAGGCGGTCATGCAAACCCTGATCCGGATGCTCAACCAGCAAGCACCACCCGAAGATGAGGGCGCCTGGTTGCTGGAAGACGCCGACGACATCGGGAGCGACTGTGACTAAGTGCACCTACTGTGGGCGACCATACGAGTCACCCAGCGCAGCAAAGGTCGAAGATGACTGAACAACCAGCATGTGAATACTGCGGACGAACGTACGAAGGTTCGGCGATAGCTGCGGCCGCTTGCTGCCAAGATGAGCAATTCGAGCGCAGTAACAACTAGGAACACGAACTGCTCGCCCTGTCGGGGGTGAGTGCCCACGGACGGATTGATCCCCGTCGCGGTGGGCTTTTTCTGTACCCACCGACATGGGAGGCAAGAATGCCAAGACTCTGCACAATCGACCGTTGCGATCGCACGTACCGATCGAAAGGCCTGTGCTCCGTACATTATGCGCGGCTGCGTAAGCACGGCTCTCCCGGTGGATCTGAGCTTCTCAGGGACAGGCGAGGCGCAGCTTGCACAGTTGACGGTTGCGCTGAGCCAGTACGGTCACGACAGCTGTGTTCGGTTCATTACTCCAGGCTTCTCCAGACAGGCAGCACTGAACTTCGCGAGCGCCAGCAGCGATCATGTGAGGTTCCCAGCTGTGATGCGCCCTTTTACGCGAAAGAGCTTTGCGCTACTCACTACTCTCGGAAACTGAGGACTGGAAGCGTCGAAGCCACCGAGCCTCGCCGCAGGAAGGTATGCGCGGTCGACGGGTGTGACTCACCGGGCTGGTCTGGGCGGGGTTACTGCAACCTCCATTACAAGCGTTGGAAGAGCAACGGTGACCCGCTCATCCGGTTACATGGAGGCCGGCCAAAGGCCGCGATCATCGACCGCTTCTATACCAAGTTCACCCCGGCAGGAGACCAGGACTGCTGGAACTGGCAAGGAACCCTGAGTATCTACGGGTACGGCGTGCTTAGCGAACGGCACGGGCAAAAGAACGTTGAACACAAAGCCCACCGGATTTCTTACGAAACTTACCGAGGTGAGATCCCACCAGGCCTGATGATCTGCCACACGTGCGATAACCCCGCATGCGTGAACCCCAACCACCTCTATGCGGGCACTGCGCAGCAGAACATGGACGACAGGCTCTCTACCGAACCAACGCCGCGGAAGAATCCAGAGGGTTCAGTGATTTAAAAGTACTCGCCTGGGCGGACATTCGACCCTGTTGAGAGTGGCCCGACGAAGCGCCCCCGAAAACCAGGGGGGCAAAACCCCGGGGGAGCACATACCCGACCGGGGGCATCATGCCCAGGGGGTCAACCATTCCCGGGGGTGTACCCGAACCCGGGCCTCCCGGGGCACCCCGGGTAACAGCGCCCACTCGCAACCACGGGGCTCGTGCACGCCTGGCTAACGCGCTCTACGGACGGCTGAGCGCGTAAACGTGCGGCAACCAGAACACGCGACGCACACAAAGGAGTGCACAATGCGAGGACTAGACGACCGCACATACCGCAAACGAACCGCAGCGCTCAAAGCCCAACGCCACGACTGCTGGCTATGCCTCAAACCCATCGACTACACACTGCCATGGAAACACAAGGACGCATTCACCGCAGACCACGTCCAACCACGGGCCAACGGCGGACACCTATACGGCGAGATCCGAGCAGCACACCGCTCATGCAACAGCAGCCGATCAAACCGCGTCACAACAGTCACCCAAGCCCCAACCACCGCACTCAAATGGTGACCCAAGGCCCGAAAATACAAGATCCCTTAGCCCGGAACCCTGACACGGCCTAGTGGGGGGCCTCCCTCCCCCGCCCCGCACCGCCAGACCCGCGGCATACTGATTTTTTACACAGGGGCATGCTCCGGTCTGACACATGGGGTATGGCTCTGACATGGAGGTTGCTGTGGCTGCTCCTCTGAAGCCGTGTGGCACGTTGGCGGCGTATCGTCGGCATCTCCGAAATGGGGAATCGGCTTGTGCTGAGTGTCTGGCTGCTGTTGCTGCCGATAAGCAGCGGCGCTCGGATGAACGTCGTGCTGCGCAGGCTGCCCAGGTGAGAAGTGTGATGTCGATCGTCCCGGACGTACCTTCTGCGGACAGTCATATCGATGAGCTCGCTGAGGCCTACTCCACGCTGCAGTGGATCAAAGACCAAATGAATTCCGGTGTCGCGCAAGGTGCTGCGGCGTTGGCGAAGCAGCGCATGGAAATCGTTGCGTTGATCAAGAAGCTCGAGTCTGAGGGCAAGCCGGAGGTGAGCGCGCTTGACGAAATCGCTCGAAAGCGTGCGGCGAGGCTCGCAGCTTCCTCGAATTGAGTCGTACCCGCTGTTTCATACGTCGGCTGCTGATGATGCGGTCGACCTTGCGGCGGTCGCTGGGTTGGGGCTGTACCCCTGGCAAGAGCATGTTCTTCGTGGCTCTCTCGGTGAACGAGTTGATGGCCGGTGGTCTGCATTCCGTACTTGCTTGGTGGTGCCTCGTCAGAACGGCAAGAACGCGGTCCTTGAAGCGCGCGAGCTCGCCGGCTTGCTGCTGTTCAACGAGGGCGTCATCATCCACACGGCGCACGAGTTCAAGACGGCGAACAATTCGATGATCGCCCTGATGAACCGCATCAAGGCGTCGCCCCTGCTGGGCGAGGTCAAGGGCGGCGCGGGAATGGCGGCGAGCTCTGACATTCGAGACGTTGACGGGTTCCGTACCGGCAATCAGCCGTCGATCACGATGAAGAACGGAAACGTGCTGCAGTTCGCGGCGCGCTCGTCTGGCTCTGGTCGTGGCTTCACGGGTGATCTTGTGGTCCTCGATGAGGCCTACGCGCTGAAGGCGGCCGAGATGGATGCCTTGTTGCCGACGATGGCGGCGAAGTCGATCGAGGGCAACCCGCAGGTTTGGTTCACCTCGTCAGCGGGCATGCTGGACTCGGACCTCCTGGCTTCGCTGCGTGCACAGGCGCAGAAAGATGAGCCCGGCCGTCTGGCCTACTACGAGTGGTCTTCTGCGGACGACGCAGACCCGCTAGACCGGGACGCTTGGTACGAGGCGAACCCGAGCCTGGGCTACCGCATCTCAGAGGAGTTCGTTCAAGACGAGTACGACACCCTCGTGGGGGAGACGGGCAACGACGAAGGTTTCAAGCGCGAACGGTTGGGCATCTGGGCGAAGCTTGGCGGCGGCGGAATCATCCCTGCTGCGGCTTGGAACGATGCTGCTGGCGACCCGCTCGAGGTCGAGACGGAGACGCGCGAGGTTGGTCGTGTCGCGTTTGCGGTCGATATCCCGCGATCCCGTGATTCGGCATCCATTGTGATGGCCGGCGAGCTGGGGGACGGTCGCACGTCACTGGTTGTCATTGATCGCCGCGTCGGAACCGATTGGGTTGCTGAGCGTTTAGCTGAGCTAAAAGAGCAGTACAGCCCGGTCGCGATCGTGATCGATGAGCTCGCTGCTACGGGAACGATCCTTGGTGAGCTGAGACGACTCAGAATCCGGGTTTGGGCGGTGAAGTACCGCGAGTACCTGCGAGCGTGTGGGTCGCTCTTCGATTCGATATCTCAGGGCCGTGTGGTGCATACCTCGCAGCCGGAACTTAATGATGCGGTGGCTGGTGCTGGCCGTAAAGACGGGGAGTCCACGCTTTGGAAGTGGGCGGGCTCTTCGCATGTCGATATTTCTCCGTTGGTTGCAGCGACTCTGGCGTTTGCTGGTCTGCACCGACGATCCGCGAAGCCTGTTGAGGGTGGTCAGCGGAAGCTAATGGTGATGGGTCGGTGATCTCTTGCGCGAACTGACTGAGGATGAGCGGAAGACGTTCAATAAGCTGCACGATCAGTTGAATCGTGTGAAGCGTAGGAACGTGTTGCGCGACCGGTATGCGGATAGCAAGAAGACGTTGGATCAGGTGGGGTTTTCGATTCCTCCTCATATGGCGTCGTTTCAGGCTGTTCTGGGTTGGCCGGATAAGGCGTGCGCGGTCCTGACTCGCCGTCTGCGGCCGCAGCTCTTTGCGAGCACCACTGAGTCTGAGCTTCTGGATGAGGTCAACGAGCATTTCAAGACCGCAGACGTTCGCCTGGTCGAGCGCATGGCTTTGGAGTCGGCGGCACGGCATGGGGCGTCGTTCGTGTTCACCTCTGCGGGTGACACGAGTATCGGTGAGCCGGAAGTGCTGCACACAGTGTGCTCGGCGCTGACCGCAACTGCGATCCAAGACCCCCGTTCACGGCGGATTGTTGCCGCTCTGGAGCTGGTGTCTGGCGGATTCAATCTGAGCTTGCCAGGTGTGACGCTCGAGCTTGGGCGCTTGGGTAACTCTTGGGGCGTCATTGACGAGCACGCCGGCACGCCGGGCCGCGTCTTGTGTACCGCCTACGTGGTGGGCGGGCGTGTGGACCGTCCTTTCGGGAAGTCGCGCATCACTCGACCTGTGATGGCGTTGACCGACATGGCGGTGCGCGTGATGCTTCGCCAGGAAGTCTCGGCAGAGTTCTTCTCCTCACCGCAGCGCTACATGCTGGGCGCTACGGAGGACATGTTCACTGGCCCGAACGGTGAACCGCGTACCGGGTGGGAATCCGTTCTTGGTGGCCTTCTCGCGGTCCCGGATGACGAGGACAAGTACGAGAATCAGCGCGTCACGGTCGGCCAGTTCGCTCAGATGTCGATGCAGCCTCACTCGGATCATTTGCGGTCGGTCGCGATGATGTTCTCCGGAGAGACTTCGATCCCGGCGAGCTATCTCGGCATCCTCCATGACAACCCGTCTTCGGCGGAAGCGATCATTGCTCACGAGGCCGAATTGGTGTCGATCGCTGAGGACGAGATTTCGTGGCTGAGTGCGGCACGAGTGAGTCTGGCGACCAACACGGTAGCGGTCATGGCGGGGAGCGACTTCGGTGCGGCTGAGGCGCTCGAAGTGGCGTCGTTCACCCCACTATGGCGTGACCCGTCGACTCCGACGCGTGCCGCGATCGCGGATGCAATGTCGAAAGAGATCAGTGCGTTCCCGTGGATGGTTGATTCTGATGTCGCGCTTGAGGGCTTCGGGCATGATGGTCCGACTCTGGAGCGACTGAAAGCGGATCGCCGCAAGAGTGGAACTTCGGCGTTGGTGGCGACTTTGCGATCTCAGCAGGACGCACAAGGCGGCACAGCGGAGTAACCGGCATGGACATCGCATATCGAATGGTGGTGGTCGTTCATGTCGGTTGCTGCGCTTGAACAGCATCGTGCGGATCTTGGGCGGTTGTGGTCTGCAGCTTCCCGGGATCTGAACTCGGTGGTCTCTGCAATCCGCCAGTTGGACGTCGCTGAGGCGCGCGAAATGCTGAAGCTCGCGATCCCCGACCTGATGGACCCGTTCCTTGGCGCAGCATCAGACTTGTCGGCAGTCTTGCTTGAAGAGTTGTACGCGATCACAGCGAATGTGCCGGCCGCGACGTATCTTCCGGGTGCCGACAAGATCGATGGCATGGTTCGGTGGGCGGTCGCGCCGATGGCGGATTCGTCGTTGGATTCGACGGTTCTGACTCGTGTTTCCGGGGCGTCGGAGCGGATGATGTACGACGCTGCACGCCTGACGGTGGAGCGCGGCGTGATCTCGAACTTCCTGGCACGCAAGAACCGACGCTACGGGAACGTGACTCGTGACGAGGCTGGCAAGATCGTCAAGTTTCAGCGCTTCCCCCGGGCTGACGCGTGCGACTTCTGCAAAATGCTGGCCTCGCGCGGTGCCGTGTACAACACGGAAGCATCTGCAGGCGGCGTGGTTGGTCGCGGTTCGACACGGACCGGGCTTAGCGCCACTGGTGCTCGACTCTCTGGCGGCATCGGTGGAGGCGTCCAGGCGCGCGGTTCGCAGAAGCTCGGGTCGAACTATCACGACACATGCCGGTGCCTCGTGCAACCCGTCATCGCCGGAACAGAGGTCGCTTCGTATGCGGCCGAAGTGGAGAAGAAATACATGGCCGTCTACTCCGGTGCTTTCACTGATGCGGTCGGTACTGAACTCACTTCGGACGCCGACATTATGGCTCGATGGCGCGAACTCCAATCCCAAAAACTACCCGCGTAAAACGGGTCCAGCCTTCACCACGGTGGGGGCTTTTTTCATGCCCTCTTGGGCGCACGCTGAGCACTCGCGGCGGTCAACAGCGAGGTGAGAGAGAACAAGCAATGACTGAGCAGGATAACCCGGCAGGCGAAAACGGCGGCAACAATGCAGGGTTCACGCCACCCGCAACCCAGGAGGAGCTGAACGCGCTCATCGCTGGGCGTCTCGACCGGGAACGAAGCAAGTACGCCGGATTCGAAGAGCTCAAGGAGAAGGCTGCACGTCTCGATGAACTCGAGGAGCAGAACCGATCCGAGCTTGAAAAGGCTCAGGCTCGTGCCGAAGCCGCTGAGAAGGCGCTGTCTGAGAAGACTGCGGCTGAAGAAGCAGCAAAGGCAGAGGCCGAAGCCAAGGCTGAGCTCGCGAAGACCGCAACTGCGGTCGCGGAAGCCAAGGGCATTCCGGTTGCGCTGCTGCGCGGCGATTCGAAGGAAGCGCTCGAAGCTCACGCCGATGAACTCGCTGCTGCTCTCGGCAACGGCCCACGCCTGAACTACGTCCCGAACTCCGGTACAGGTGCAGGCAGCCAGTCAGCTACGAACTCTCTCGCTGCTGGACGGGAACGGGCAAAAGCCCGGTCCTCCAAGTAACCCACTCTGAAAGGAGATCCGCATGGATCTGACTCTGACTAAGGAAAGCTACGGCGGCTCGAAGCTGTCTTGGCTTGGGTCGCGTCACGGCGTCGACAACGCACGCACGGTGACGATTGACCGCACCAAGCTCTCGACCGCGACCGTCAACGCCGGCGTCGTGCCGGCAGGCACCCCACTCGCGAAGGAGGGCACCAAGGTTGCCCCGTACACCGCCGCTGAGGGGCAGGAGTTCGTTGGCTTCCTGCTGACCGACCAGGCCGTGAAGCCGGGCGGTGGCGACATCGTTGCACCGCTTCTCGATCACGGTCGAGTGATCGTGGCAAAGCTGCCGGTGGCATTCACCGCGCCCGATAACGCGACCTCGTTCGTGTTCGTTTAAGGAAGGGGACTGACACATGGCACTGTGGACTGATGTTGTTGAGCCCGCCGAGCTGACCGGGTACGCCCGTCAGACGCTCGAAGATTTCGAAGCCGCGAAGGGTTCCCTTTCGCGTTGGCTTCCGAACCGTACCGTCCCCGACATCGTGGCACGCTTCGTGCGCGGCGAGGGCGGCCTGACTGAGGTCGCTGAGTACCGCGCGTACGACGCGGAAACCTCGATCGGTGACGCACCGGGCGGTGAGCGTGTGACGCTCGAGCTTCCCCCGCTGGGCCGGAAGCTTCGCAACTCGGAGTACGACCAGCTCCGACGTAACGGGAACGTCACCGATGAGTCGGTGCGCCCCACGATCGAGAAGTACGCGGCTTCGGTTGCTCGCGCCGTCTCGGATCGCTTCGAGCTTGAGCGTGGCCGAGTTCTCGACACCGCGAAGGTCTCGATCAACGAGGGTGGATTCATCGCGACCGCTGACTTCCAGCGACGCGCCGACTTCACCGTGACGGCCGCGAACCTCTGGTCCGCGAACGACGCCGACCCGCTTCGCGACATCGAGGCATGGCGTGCAGCCTACGTCGCTGAGAACGGTGAAGAACCCGGAACGATCCTCACGTCGACCAAGGTGCTCAACGCGGCCCTGAAGTCGGCTGCGGTTCGCGCGCTGGTCGCCGGCAGCGGTCCTGCACCGACTGTCATCACGCGTGCAACGTTCAACACGATCCTCGAAGCGTTCGGCCTGCCGGCGTTCGAGATCTTCGATCGTCGCGTGAAGGTTGGTGGCGCGAATGTTCGCGTCACCCCGGACGACAAGGTGTACCTCCTGCCCGCGGCAACGGACCCGAACAACGCTGAGGGCACTGACCTGGGCGGCTCGTTCTGGGGCACCACGCTCGAGGCTTCCGAGCCTGAGTACGGTCTGCCCTCGGATGAGCAGGGCGGTCTCGTGGTCGGCGCGTACAAGACGCTCGACCCGATCGGTGTGTGGGTGCACGGTGCGGCTATCGGCCTGCCGGTGCTCACGAACCCGAACCTCTCGCTCGCTGCGAAGGTGCTGTAACTCGATGGTGTTGGTGGGGTCGTGATCCGGCCCCACCTTCGCCCCGATCTAGGGAGTGAAGATGGCGAAGATTCGTGAAGATCTTGTTGGTGCCGTCCACGTTGACGGCTACGTGCTGGTCGCGGGGGACGAGGTGCCGGATGGTGTGAGTGTTGGTGCTCACCTGACTGGCGAGGAAACCACGGAGGCTGCTGCGGAGGTCGCGGGGGACGAGGTGCCGGAGGAATTCGATCCACTGGCCGATGAACCCGAAGCGGCACCGACGAAGCCGCGCGGTCGCCCCCGGAAGACCCAGTAATGCCTTGGGCAACCCCGGCAGATGTTGAGGCCCGGTGGTTGCTTGAAGGGGAGATCCCGGCAACCCCGGAACAGCTTGCGGCACTGATCGAAGACGCTGAAGACACGATCGTGGCACGCGTGCCCGACGTACCTCAGCGCCTCTCATCTGGTTCGCTCCCGCAGGCCCGCGTCGTGAAGATCACGGTCGCGCTCGTCATCGAACGGTTGAAGAATCCGCGCGGTACCCGGCAGATGAATTCGACTGCTGGCCCGTTCACGGAGTCTGAGACTTTCGGTGGCAACAACCCGGGTTCGATGACGCTTTCGGATGAGCAGATCCGGGAGCTCACTGGCGGTGCGAAGCGGGCAGCGTTCACGGTGACCACTGTGCCGACAAGTTGGGTTGGTGGTTACGGACATGGCTAGGTTGTCGAGCATCCCGGAACCGCATTCGGTCATCCATGAGCCCATCGTGAGCGGTGCGGAAGATGCGCACGGAAACCCGGTGGAGTCGTGGGGGCCACCCGAAACCGTCGCAGTGTATGGGTGGGCCACGCCTGGTTCAGACCAGGAAACCCGACCGGAGCTCACCGGGGTGAAACGTGACCTCGACCTGTACTCCCGTACACCGTTCGCCGGACCCCGTGACCGTGTGACGGTCGCTGGGGAACTATTCGCAGTGGTCGGCTACCCGGAGAACTACAACTTTGGGCCGTTCCGGTTCACCCCCGGATGCCGCATCAATTTGCGTCGGGTTGAAGGGTGACTCGGTAGCGAGGCTTTTCCCCGTGGTGGCGACCTTCATGGCCGTTCTGGCGTTGGCACGGGTTGCCGAGGTGGGAGACAAACTCGCAGCGTTCGGTGACAGGGCCTCGGCGGGCTTGGCGGGCTGTGCTGTCTTGATCCCTGCGGCATTCCTTGCATCGGGAAACGCTGTAGGTGTTTTCCGGAGTGAGTTCGTGGCCGCGGGGGCAGTGCGTCTTTTGCTGGAGCGAGCGAAGCTTTGCCTCAGTTGCCTTGCCGGTTCTGCGGTTTGTCGCGTAACTCACGGCGTCGAGGTGTTCCGGGTTCACACACGAACGGTGTTGGCATTCGGAATTCCGATGACATGAGCCATCTGAATTGTGACACAGGTGGTCGATCACAAAGCCTATGGGGATGGGGCCTACGAGGAGCTCGTAGGCAGTTCGGTGGGCGCTCCGGAGTTTGTTGTCGTAACGGAACTGCCCGTAGCCGACCGAAGTTAGCCTTCCGTGCCATTGCCAGCATCCGCCTGGTTTCCGATCTGGGACGTGTGATTCCCAAGCTTCGAGGAGGGATTTGTGCATGTACTAAGCGTAGCAAAAAAACGTTGGCGGGTGGAGGGCTAATGGAGGCTTACGAGTTTCTTGATGTCGAAGCTGAGCTCGTTTCGCTGATTAAGGCGCGCGTGCGGGTTGCTGCTTCCACGATCCTCCCGAAAGCGAAGCCGACCGAACATGTGCTCGTGATTCGTGTCGGTGGTACGGCGAATCAGCTCACGGACCAGCCAATGGTGACGTTCATCGCGTCGTCGGATACGTGGCCGAAAGCTGCTGCGCTGGGGAAGCTGCTGCGTCAGCGCCTCATGTCGGTCACGAGGTTCGGTGAGCATCCGGTGTATCGGGTGCGGGAAGTCGGTGGGCTGTCGCGATCGCCAGATCCTGACACGGGCGACCCGAGGTATCAACTGACGGTCGAATTCAAACTACGAGGTTCAACGCCACCCGAATGATGGGTGGCTTTTCTATTTGAAAGGTGGCGGTGATGGCGAAGGTCGTTATTGCAAACCGGTACGTCGGCTCGGATGGTCGCGCGTACAAGGGCGGTGAGGTTGCTGAGGTCACTTCGGGTGAGGCTCGTGTCCTCATCGGGCAGGGCAAGGCTCGTCCTCATGTCGAGCAGGACAAGCCGGTACTGCCGGCGGTGAAGGAGGCCAAGAATGGCTAAGAATCGTGACAATGTTCGCGTTTATGGTGATCTCGAGTCTGAGGTGTTTCTTGCACCGAAGGGTTCGACGCTGCCGACCACGCTGACTGATCCGGAGACCCCGTTTGAGTCGCTGGGTTGGCTGTCTGAGGACGGCATCAGCCTGACGGTTTCGACGGATTCGGAGAAGTTCAAGGCGTGGCAGGGTGGTGCGACGCTTCGTGTGAAGGTGACTTCCACGGAGAAGACGATCACGTTCCAGGCGCTTGAGGAAACCCCGGGCGTGACGGAGCTTTACTACGATCACGCAGCCCCAGTGGTGACCACTGGTGTCGCGAAGATCGACCTGCCCGAGGGCATCGGCACGGTCGAGCGTGCGGCCGTGTTCAAGTTCGTTGACGGCGGCGTGACGAAGTTCCTGTGCTGCGAACTCATCCAGATCACGGAGCGCGGCGACCTGCCCCACACAAATTCAGATATGACGATGTATGAGTTCACGGCTGAGATCGTGGGCGATTCGTTCATTCTGACCAACGCTCCGTCTTACACGGAGTAACGAGACCGGGTGGGGCGCGTGGTGACTCCGCGCCCCACCCTCACCACCTCGAGTCACACAGTCTTTTAGAAATGGAGTCATCATGTCGGAAACCCGTGCCAAGAGCGCCAAGAAGCCCGAAGACCACAAGCCCGCCGCCGATGAGCAGGTCGAGTTCGAGTTCGAGGGCGTTACGGCCAAGATCTATGCGGATGCGTTCGAAGACCAGGAGGTGCTCCGCAACCTCCGCAACGGCTTGTTCCTCGACGTCGTTGAACAGATCCTCGAAGCGAAAGATGCCCGAGCGATCGTGGACGCTGTCCGTGAGAAGGACGCGCGAGGCCGCGTCATGAGCGAGCACTTCGGACCGTTCTTCGAAGCTGCCCAGGAAGCGGTTGGGTCAAAAAACTCCTAACCCTCGTCGGCCTCTTGCAAGACTGCCCTGACCGACTTACCGCTGACCTGCGGCGCTACTACGGGGTGAGTCTCGCGAGCATGTGGGCGGGCCATGAGTCGATTCGTGAGGTATCGGACATGGCCGCCCACTTGCCACGCGGAGGGGCTGTCGGGGAATGGTACGGCGGCATTCTCGCGGTGACTGCTGAGACCGAGGCGGTCTGGGAGAACACCTACGTGCTTTCGCAGGTGAACTCGAAGAAAAAGCTGAAGCCTCGCCCGATGCCTGAGGGCATTCGTGAGCAGAAGCGGAAGAGCGACCGCGCCGCTGTCATGGCTGCGAAGTACCGTCGCAAACGAGGATGATCGGAGGGCCGCATGGCTGACAAGGTCAAGCTGAACATGCGTGAGCTAAACAAGCTCATGCGGTCCCCGAAAGTCCAGTCCGAAGTGAATGCTAGAGCAGCCAGGATTTCGGCTGCGGCAGGGCCGAAGTACCGTATCGTTCCAAGTCCGCACCGCTACACCGCTCGTACATTCGTGGAGCCCGTGCCTGACACTCGGATCAGCGATGCTGACCAGTCGACGTTACTCCGCGCGTTCGATTCAGGGCGTGCTTAGGCAGCGATCTTGTTGACTGCTGCGGCGAATTGTCGCATTTTAGTTTCGTCCTTGACGGGGCCTTCAAGGATTGCGGTGTCACCGTCAGTAAACACGACGGTGACGTAGCACTTCTTCTTATTTTTTCGGAACATGCCACCGACGATCGCACCTGCTGGTCCGGCGATGATCGCACCCGCACCGATGCGGGTGAGCGTCGGGCGTGACTGATCAGCCCCGGATTCGAACGTGGCCACTGCCCCCTCGATGTCTTTCTTCGATGCGATGAAGCTCTTTGGGGCTTTGAAGTGGTAGTAACCGCCGGCAACGCGATGGTCGCCGTATGACGCAATAGCTTGCGATCGAGCTTTCTGAGCTGCGGCTTCAGCTTTCTGAGCGCTCTCCAACTCGAGAGATGCTCGATCCGCTTCAGAACGGCTTTCGATTTGCGCCTCTACAGATTTTCTAAGCACCTGCATGGCCTCGTTCTGGGCCCTAGTGAAGAACACCTGCCCTGTGCCAGCCGCCAAGGTCTCCGGTGTCACGAACCGGATCGTGCCATTTGCCAGGGCAGTCGGCTCAACAACTTCGACCCGGATCACCTGTGATGTGTCGTACTTCGAACTTTTCCCCATGTGACCAATGGCCCCGAGCAGACCCTTTCGCGTGACAACGATCTCTTCACCGTCGAATGAGATCTGTCCGCCGTGTCCTTCTGCATAAATGCGCCCTGTGTCGCTCATGCGCTGATTCTACCGATCAAAGGAGACCCAATGGCAGCGACCGGCACGGAGATAGCCCACGGTTTTATCGCCCTCACTGTGAAGGCCCCCGGGATCAAGCGCGACATCGCGAAAGAGCTGGGTGCTGTCGACACTACCGGCGCGGGCCAGCAGATCGGCAACAAGCTAGCCGACAGCATGAAGAAGACGTTGCAGATCGCGAGCGTCGGGGTCGCAGGCGTTCTGGGGACGGCTCTTGTGAAGGGCTTCGGGCGTTTGAAAGCGATCGAGACCGCTCAAGCGAAAATGCGTGGACTTGGTAACGACGCAGACACTGTGGCGAAGGCTATGGACAACAGCCTCGCAGCGGTTAAGGGGACCGCGTTCGGGCTCGGTGACGCTGCGACTGCAGCCGGACAGCTCATGGCGGCGAACATCAAACCGGGCAAGGAACTCGAAGGGGTACTGAAGACGGTCGGCAATAACGCTGCCGCGGCGGGTGTCGGATTCGATGAGATGGGTTCCATCTTCGCGAAGGCCGCATCACAAGCGAACGGTATCCAGAACGACATCCTGGCGCAGCTCGCTGACAAGGGCATCCCGATCTACCAGGCTCTGGCCGATCAGATGGGCGTTACCGCTGGCGAAGTTTTCAAGCTTGCGTCTTCCGGAAAGATCAACTTCGAAACCTTCCAAGCAGCAGCAACCGCAGCAGCCGGAACGGTCGCTGACGAGATGGGTAAAACCACCACCGGCTCGTTCGACAACATGATGGCCGCAATGGGCCGCTTCGGTGCGACGCTACTTGAAGACGTTTACCCACTTATCGGCCCAATCTTCCAAAGCCTCACGGGATGGTTGGATGAGGCCGCGAAGAAGGTCGAACCTTTTCTGTCTGGAATCAAAGGCGTCGTTGACCTTTTGGCAACTGGGAACTTCACAGCGACACTGCGTGAAGCATTTGGGTGGGAAGAGGATTCCGGACCGGTCACATTCCTCCTTGGTCTGCGTGACACGGCGATCACGGTATTCGCAGAGGTTTCCGGTGGTGTGCGAGCGATGGTTGCCGCGTTTGAAAATGGCGGAACCGACGTGACCTCGAGCGGTTTCGCGGGGTTCCTGGAGCGAGTTGGCCTCGCTGCCCGAGCCTTGGCCGACTTCGTCGCACAGAAGCTCATACCGGGCTTTGTCACCTTCGGGCAGTGGGTAGTCCAGAACAAGGACTGGCTCGCAGCTATCGCGTTGACAGTCGGCGGAGTAGTACTCGGCATGAAAGCCTGGACGGTTGCGACTACCGCTTGGGCTGCAGTTACTAAGGGTGCCGCAGTTGTGCAAACTGCTTACACGGCAGCAACGGTCGCGTATTCGACGGCAACAACTACGGCAGGACGTGCGCAAGCAATCTTCAACGCTGTACTTGGGGCTAACCCAATCGTGAAGATTGTGACGCTCGTCATGGCGCTCGTGGGAGCCCTCGTCTACTTCTTCTCGAGTACGGAAACAGGCAAGAAGATCTGGGCCGGCTTCATGGGCTTCCTGCAAGACGCATGGGCGAACATTTCCCAGTTCTTCCAGGACACGTGGAACAACGTTCTCAAGCCGGTCTTCGAGGGCATCGGGCAGGTTCTCTCGTTCGTGTGGAACTCGATCCTGAAGCCCGTTTTTGACGGAATCGCTGCGGTTGTCGGTTGGGTGTTTAACAACATCCTCGTGCCGCTGTTCAAGGCGGCGCAGTTTCAGTTCGCAATCATGGCTGGCATCTTCCAGGGCATTTGGGACTTCATCTTGAAGCCCGTATTTGATGCGATCGGTGCGGTGTTCAAGTGGCTGTGGGACACGATCATTTCGGTGATCATCGGCTACATCAAGATCAATATTCAGGTTCTTGGTGCTGTGTTCTCGTGGCTGTGGACGAACGCTATCAAGCCCGCTATTGATGCGATCAGTAAGGCGTTTAGCTGGCTGTGGGCGAATGTGATCCAGCCGGTCGCGAATTGGATTTCAGAGAAGTGGCGCATTCTCGGGCTCGCAACACAGCTCATGTGGACGACGTATATTCAGCCGGCGTTCACAGCGATCGGTGACGCCTTGAACTGGGTGTGGGTGAACATCATCTCCCCGGTTGTTGAGTGGATTCGTCAGAAGTGGGAGATCCTCGGACTCGCGACTCGGATCATGTACGAGCAGTACATCAAGCCGGCGTGGGACAAAGTGGCGTCGGTGATTTCCTCGGTGTGGAACACCGTCAAGGGCGTCATCGAAACCATGGTGCGCGTCATCCAGTCAGACCCGAAGAAAGCGTTCGAGGCAGCTCGAGACGCGATCGGTAAGGCGTGGGCTGGCATTCAGGATCTCGCGAAGAAGCCGGTTCGGTTCGTCATCGAGACGGTGATCAACGGGCTTATCGGGACGGTGAACAAGATCCTGCCTGAGGGGATGAAGATCCCCGAGGTGCCGCTCCCCAAGGGCTTCTCCGATGGTGGCTACACCGGCAACATGGCACGTGACGCTGTGGCCGGTGTCGTGCACGGTGATGAGCATGTGATTCGTGCTTCGAGTCGACGTGCGATTGAGTCTCGTCATCCTGGCCTGTTGGATCACATGAATCAGCATGGGTCGATTCCGGGCTACCGTTCGGGTGGTCTGGTTGATCCGTTGCCGCAGGGTTCGTTTTCGGTGTCGCAACCGTATAAGGGTGCGGCGCATAACGGTATCGACCTTGCTGCTGCTGCGGGCACGAAGGTGTACGCGGCCGCGGATGGTGTGGTGGGTCTTGCTGGCTCGGTGAACATGGGCGGCAATGAGGTCTACGTTCAGCACGCCAACGGTCTTGGCACTCGGTATTCGCACTTGTCGCGGTTTGGCACGTCTGCAGGTCAGTCGGTGAAGGCTGGCAACGTTATCGGCTACGTCGGATCGACCGGTATGTCGACCGGACCTCACCTTCACTACATGGTGCAGAGTCCCGGCCTTGGTGCTGGGAACTACTCGAACCATGTGAACCCGGCAGCGTTCATGGGTAGCGCGGCGAAGGATCTCGGAGAGGGCGGCGGTGCCGCTTCCATCCTTGACGGGCTCGTGGACTGGGCTATCGGGCAGATCAAGTCCACGTTCCCCGGTGGCGGCATGTGGGTTGATGTCGCCACCGGTCTGGCGAAGCAGGCGGCGGGGATGATGGCGAAAGCCTTCAACCCGTTCGCTGCTTCTGACGGTCACACGATGCTGTACGACAACGGTGGCTGGCTGCCTCCGGGAAAGTCGCTTGTTGAGAACAAGTCGGGTCGGCCTGAACCGATCCTGACCTCATCGCAGTGGGATGACTTGCTCGATTCCAAGTCGGGAAGCGGCCTTGATGGGTCGCGGTTGCGTCTCGTCGTTGATGGGCGCGAGTTCGACGCGTATGTCGATGACCGTGCAGATGGTGCCGTGTATCGCGGGTTTGGTGAGTTGTCTGATGCGACTCGTCGGGCTTCATATGTTGGTTAGGAGTGCGAATGAGTTCGCTGTCTAGTGGTGCGCTCACGTATCGGGGGGTGTCGTTCCTGTTCGGGGACGGCACCCCTTACCCGTTGACGGGGTTCCAGCGTGGGGTTTCGTCGTATCGGGTTGAGGATCGTGAATTGCCGCGCGGTGACGGTCGCGCGTTCGGTCGAGATTACAAATCGGGGCCGACGCATGAGCTGTCGTTGCTGCTGCAGGGCGAGGGCGCATCGAGGTCGGTTCGTGAGTATGACGTGAAAGCTCAGCTCGGGAGACTGGCTGGACTGTGGTCTGCTGACACGTTGCGGGCAACAGGTGGTGAGCTCGCGCAGCTCATGATCGGTGACCGTGCAACCTTCGGCCGACCCCGGGAATTCACTCCAGACGATGGAGGGATTTGGGACGGCGTAGCCCAGCCCACCCTCCAGTTCGTCGCGGCAAATGACCTTTGGTATGGGGCCGAAGAGCAAACACAGATCCGATTCACGATCGCTGCAGGCGGTGGACTCCGGTTCCCTGCCCGCGAGCCTTTCCGCTTCACGAGCGAGGGGCCGACCCGGAACGCTGCAGTCGTGGTCGGTGGTGACGTTGCAACGTGGCCGGTCTTCGAGATCCATGGGCCGGTCACGAACCCTGAGATCGAGGTGCAGGGAGTTGGGCGGCTGCAGTTCCGGGCGAATCTGCCTTACGACAAGTTCATTCGCGTGGACACGCGGCCCTGGGCTCGATGGGTACAGACAGGGTTCAAGAACAACCCGGAAGTGCTCTCTCCGATTCCTGGGGTGTTGTCACCTTCAGGAGCACGACTTTCTGACATGGCGTTGCGTCCGGGCAGTTACACGGTGCTGCTGCGTGGTTTTGATTCGACAGGGACGGCTGAGATGCGAACTTCGGTTTGGCCGGCCTACACAAGTTTTTAGGGGCACATGATGGCATTTGTTGATCCTCCGTACGCGGTTGCGAAAACGGATCATTCGGCTCGCCTGTTCCGGCGACAGTTTCAGCAGTCTGTGGGTGAAGGGTCGGGGATCTCTCGTCCTGGCGACCTGAAGGTGCAGGCGTTGAATGTCCCGGGCAACGGTTTCCGGGTCGCACCTGGTGGTGGCATCGCACAGTCTCGAGACACCTCTACAACGGTTCGCGAGTCTTATGGCCCCGTGAATAACGAGGAGATCGTGGTTACGGATGTCCCGGGGACGGGGTCTGGCGGGACTCGACGGGATCTTGTGATTGTAGAGATCACGGACCCTGCGATGCAGTCGGTCACGTATCCGTCCCCAGCAGACCCTGACTACACGGGCGCGTGGCTCCTGGGAAGCACGTTCACGAAGATCACGGTCATCCAGGGCGTCGCGGCCGGCGTGAAGTCTCTCGACCAGATCACGACTGGCCCGTATGCGAATGTGACGGGTGTGACGTTGGCGGCGATCAATTGGCCGGTGTCGACGGCAACGATCACGAGCGCAATGATTGAGGATCTGCGCACGGTCCAGAGCCCACGAAGCGTTCGAATTCTGCGAACTTGGGCGGCACCTTCCGGGTTTTCGAGCCAGATCACCAACACTTCGGCGTGGCCTGCTGGTGGTGATTGGTGGCCGTCCGAATTCGTTGATGACGTGGTCGGCGCGATCGATATCCCAGCATGGGCGCAGCGCGCACGCATCGTCATGACGTGGGGCGGCGTGAAGCTTCCCGCAGGTGCCGCGTACGGTGCGACGTGGGTGCAGATCGGGTTGAACAGTGACCCTAACCGGGTGAATTGCCCGAACACGGCATACCAAACCCCGGGGGCCACAACGTTGGGGAAAACGACGATGCTCGCCGCCTGTGACATCGCCCTTCCAGCGGCGATGCGCGGCACATCGAAGAAGTTCCTCCCGAAAGCAAACCGAACCGGGGGGACCGCTGCAGCGGCACCAATCCTGGATGCGGGTTCATCGCTGGTCATTGACGTCGAGTTCTATGAGACGGCGGTCTAATTAGGGGGCTTGATGCTTCGCTACATTGTTGAACGCATATCGGATGGGGAGTTCCTGGAATTGGAGCTCCCCATCAACGTTTCAAGCGCGGGGAAACGACTCTCCGGCCCTGGACCGTTCGGCGGGACTATCGCACCCGACGTGGGCGGGCTGCGTGCAGCTTCAGGTGACCTGTTGATCGACCAGTACGCGACGTTCATCCATGAGGAAGCAGATGGTGTCATTCGTGGCACTTGGCTCGTCGTCCGATCTTCATTTGATGCTGAATGGAAGATCGACGGGACGGGTTTCTCCGCCTACTTGAATGGCCTTCCGTACGAGGGCGAGTACCGGGGGATTGCTGTCGACATGGCGGATGTGATTCGTCACTTGTGGGCGCACGCGCAACGATTCACGCGTACGAATATCGGCGTGACCGTGACTGGGATGACAGGTGTTGTCCGCGGCACTGACTCGGATGTGAAAGCTGATGCGGCGAAAGCGCAATACGAAGCGAAGAAAGCCACGCTCAAAGTTGCATCCGACAATCGGAAAGCTAAGTCGGCGCAGATCAAGAAAGCTGCGGCTCCATTCGATGCGCAGATCAAGGTTCTGCTCGAGCAGCAGAAGCCGTTGAAAGCTGCGTATCAGGCGCTCATTGACGCACGAAAGCCACTCATCGACGCCCATCGGGCTTTGACGAAGCAGCGGTCTACTCGGACTGAGGTGTACAAGGCGTTGGTGGAGCAGAAGAGCCCTCCGGCGACACCTGCGGAGATCGCTGCGGCTAAAGCTGCGGTGGATGCTTTGGCGCAGCCAATCGTGGACGCTGCGGCGGCGGTGAACGCCCGAAAAGCTCCGATCGAGGCGGCGAAGGTCCCTTTGGATGCGAAGAACTCGCAGCTCCGTGTGGTGCGCGCAAACAGGACGCTCGCGCTGGAACCGCTTCAGCTTGAGTATGAGGCGTTGAAGCTTGTTGAGGAGCCGTTGAAGCAGCCTACGGAAGACGCGAAAGATGCGTGGGAAGCTGCGAAAGAGAAGCAGTCTGCTGATGGGGGCGCATGGAAAATCCTCTGGTGGGATACCCCAGATTGCGGCACCGAAGTTCAGAACTGTCTCGATGAGGCGGGGTGGGAGTTTGTCGAGTGGTCGGGGTGGAACTCTGATCGCACGAAGATTCTCAAGCAGATCCGGTTGCAGCAGCGGGTCGGGAGAACGCAATCGGCGTTGCAGTTCGTTGAGGGTGACAACATCATCGAGAAGGTCGTGGTTGAGACCCCTGCAACTGACTACGCGAACGCCGTTCTTGCTATCGGCGCTGGCGAGGGTAAGAGAGCTCTCCGGTCGACCGCTGAAGTCTCGGACGGGCGACGCCGGCGCGTGCATGTTTTGGATGCGAAGAACGTCACGAAGCTGTCTGTTCTGAAAGTCCTGGCAGAACGCGAACTTGCGTGGCGGTCGCGTCCCTTGCGCGTCACTGATGTGCGCGTAGATGCTCGGCATCCGAACGCGCCCCGGGGAACATTCGACGTGGGGGACACGATCCTCATCGACTGTGAGGTGTCGTGGATTGGTCGTCAACGTCTGCTGCACCGCATCGAAGAGATCGAGTGGGTCGATGACTACGTTGCCGATTTGAAATTGGGGGTGAGCGCATGATTCCTCTCGCTGCGAAGCGTGTGTTGCAGGATCAGGCGGCGGCTGCGGTTGCTGCTCGTAGGGCGACTTCTGGTCTTGCACGCACGGGGCAGGTTGCTCGGTCAACGGTCGCCGTTGGCGATGACGATGTGCTGTTGGATGACGTTCTCGTTGGGGCGGTTGATACGTCTCTCGAGACGGAAGCTCAGTCGGAGGACATCGCGTTTCTGGATGAAGACCAGGTTGACAGTTTCGATGCCGTAATTAGCGCTGGGGATACTCCTGATGTGGACTTCGTGCTCGACGCGCAGGAAGCCGACCCAGACCTTGGGGACGAATGGGAAGCGTCCGCTGCTGCGAACGACGAAGCTCACGGCGGGCGAATGTCTGGAATCGAAGCGAATGCTGCCGCTGTGCTGGCTGCGGCAAACGCGGACAGAGCCATTTTGGATGCGTCGCAGGCAACTGAGACAGCGCTCGGCAATGCGCGGTATCGACAGGTCGACGGCGGCGCGATCACGCCACCGATGCCTGAAGGCGGGTTCCGAGTAGGGGCCGAACTCGTGCGCCTGAAAATCGGCGGTACCCCGTATCAAGTCGATGTGTGGAACGGCACCGATTGGAACCGTGCGCAGGTTCTCGCTGATCAGATACTCGTGCCCGGTGAGAACGGCACGATCGCGATCGGTGACGCGCAGATCTACTCGCCGACAATCATCGGCGGGGAGTTCTATGGCAATACGTTCGAGGGTGGGCTGTTTGACGGAGGCAAGTTCGTCTTGCGATCAGCCAAAGTTCTCTCGACGCTTGCGAACGACACGTTCGAGAGCACGAACCCGTGGGATGGCACACTTTCCACGGCGCAGAAGCATAGCGGCGCTCGTTCAATTCTCGCCCCGGTGAGGGCGTTGTTGCGCCGTGCGGAACGAACTGGTCTGGTCATGCCGGCGAACACGGAGACCGTGCGCATGAGCGCATGGGTCTATTCGGCTGTAGCGGGAGATGTGTCTATCACCGCAAGGTACGCAGATTCCCTGACGGCTAATTTCGCGGCGCGCATCGTTGCCGCGAACACGTGGACACAAATCACCGGGTTCTATGATGCTGCCGCATCTGCGACTGGAGAGATTGTTTTCGGTGTTCGCGGCGTACCGACCTCGACGGCCGCACTGTACGTCGATGATGTTGTTATCGAGGCACTCGACGCAGCAGGCGACACACTCACCATTGAAAGGACGATTCAGACTGGGGAAGCAGAGTTCCGCGTATTTAAGGAGAGCGGTCAGGGCGTCTCGGTTGGGTCGCGCGGGATACTGCTCGACAACGGCGCGGGAAAACTCGGCACGATCCAAAACGATCCGTTTAGTGCTGCGTTGGCGATCACCGCGTATCAAACTCGTGTCGATATAGCTGGTACCGAGATTCGTCTTCGAAGCCCCGTCTTGTTCGAGTCGACAGCGAAGTTCCAGGGCGATACCGCGTGGGTGGCTCTGACGCTCACTGGCGCGACGGGGACGATGGAGTGGAAGCGTTCGAATAACCGGATCATGCTGCGTGGCGCTATCCAGCTCACTGCGCTTTTGAACCCGGGCGGTTCTCAGAACCCGGTTGCGTCGCTCCCGGTTGCTGCCCGTCCTGACGCGAACGTGCCGTTGTTGGTGAAGGCAACGACCACGACTTCGATCGTTGAGGGTCTCGCGCTGCCTACGGGAAACATCGTGCTGCACAACATGTCGGCTTCGTCTACGGCGATCAGTACGACTCAGATCATCAGTTATGTGGGCGAGTGGGATGCGCCCGGAACGTGAGGGGGAGTAATGGCTTATATGGGTCAAGCTCAGATCGCGAATGAGCAGAAGATTCTTCTCCGGGTTCAGGCGTGTGCCGCGAATCTGGGGGAGGAGCAGCCGGGTGCGTGGGCTCCGCAACAGATGTGGAAGTTGGCGATCACTCCGGGCTGGGATACCGCGTTTGAGACGAAGGGTGCGGAGGGGATCACGGATGCGATGATTCTCGCCGCGGTGCAGGAACTCCGGGAGGTTTCTGATGGCGTATAAGCAGCTCGTCACACCGAATTGGTGGGCGCAGGAACAGGCCGGCAATTGTTTGCCGCTCGCGCAGAAAGTTGTAGGTGCGGGTGGTGGGCCGGTGTCGGCGACGCAGGCAGCGAACGAAACCCGCTTCCGTCACTACAACCGTGACTTCCCGAACGATGCGGTCGTGGTCGTGTGGCTGTCTCATTACGGGACGTACACGAACTACATCACCGGCCGTCTCGAGTACGGCGACTGGGGCCATGTTGTGCTGCGTGACCCGAACCACTTCGGGCAGGGAATCCCGGGCTACTACAGCTCGCCACGCAACGGGTACGGCGGCGAATGGTTCCGCACGATCGCGGAAGTCGAAGCGGCGTTCGCAGCGTCGTACCGGTTCTGGTCTGAAGACCTCAATGGGGTGCGCGTGAGCGCGCCTCTCACGAACACTGCTGCGGGCGCGAAGCACGCGGCTAAGCGAAGGAGAAAGAGTATGTCGACTGTTTACTACCAAACCCGTAACGACAAGCGTGCAGGGCAGGGTGGCACTGGCCTCGAGTGGGCGCTTGCGGGTGACAGCCCGGGCACGGATGCGAACTGGCTGACGACCACGCTGCAGGAGGTCGCGAACGATTGGGCTGAGTCGCACGGCAATGCGGTGTTCCTTGCACGGAAGTCGTTCAAGGCCTACTCCGAGTGGTACAAGCAGCCCGTCCGTACGCGATGAACCCGTTCCTGTTCGTGGGCACGGCCGTGGGGTGGGATTTCATGCTGCTCTGGGGCGTGCTCTCGTACGGGGCGTGGCTCGAGAGGAGACCATATGATCCGGAAGATTAGGCGGTGGCGCATCCCGGAGCCGAAGCACATCAGCATCATCATGGGCATCGCTTACATCGTGTTCGTGCTCACGGGCTTCGCGACGCTCGTAACACCGCCCCGGTCGATCGTGGGACAGTTCGGGGAAGTGACGATGTTGCTCGTGGGCGTGTTCTTCGTACTCGGAGGCAGTGTCGGCATGTTGGCCGGCGCACTCGAATGGTGGGAGCTTGAACGGTTCGCCGTGGTCACTATGGGGATGGGGCTCGCCACCTACGCATACATCGTGACAACCCTGCACTTCACCACCGAGGGTTCACGCCTCACACAGTTGGGCGTCATCACGATCGCAACCTGTTTACTGGCGCTCCGTGGGGCGATGATCTGGCGGTACGACTTTAAGCCACGGGGGTGATCGGATGACACCGATTACCTCTCTCGACGCACTCCTGTACACGGTGCTTGGTGCTGCTCTGCTCTGGTTGGGGCGCATCATCACGCGGTGGATTGATAAGTCCACTGCGGAGAGGCGTTTGCGGACTGATCGGGCCGCAAAGGTGGAAGCGAAGAACCGTCTGTTGACGGAGTCGTTGCATGACCACCGGAATGAAATGTTGAAGTCGGGGCAGTGGACGAGAGATACGCTGCCCCCGTTTATCCGGAAGGAAGAACTCTGATGTTCCGAAACATGAAGGCGGTTCGCGTCGCCATTTACCTCATCGGTGTCGCCGCGCAGGTCGCATCGTTCTTCGTCACGATCTACTCGCCCGAGCTCGCTCAGGCGTTCTCGCAGACCTCTGACGTGCTGGGTACGCTCGCGCTTGGTACTGCGTTGACGAATCTCTCCGACTTCGGTTCGGGAGATGCGGCCGGCGATCACGCCGCCTGAGTCAAAACGAATCAAAACGAAACACAATATTTTGTTTCAAGCCCCCATCTGGCCTTCGGGCTGGGTGGGGGCTTTTCGTCGTGCGTCTGCACGTTTCCGGTCTGGTGATCCTGGCGGGTACCCGTTGCCGTCCATGCCGGAGCGTCGTCGGTACGCGTTGATTGCTTCCTGATTGCCGCCGTCCGGCCGTGGTGGCACGGCCGGGTTACGTGACGGCCACGGCACCGCTTTCTCGGCGGCTTCTTTCGTGTCGAACAGCCCCATCATGTGCTGCTTGTGCCGGATAGGATGCCACGAGCACAGAATGAACCGCGCCTCACCCGACGCATCACGCATACCCCGGATGATCGCTTTCGGGTACTGCGCGAACTCACGCATCACCACCCATTCATCGGACGCGATCTGAATCAGGTTCGACCTTTGCACCATTCACCACCATTCGAAAGTATGTTCGAACAGTTTACGTATGTGGCGAACCATGCCGCACGACCGCACTGCAAAATCGACAACACAACGGCCTGCAAATTAGGCCGCCTAAATACCCGCTAACATCGCAAAACATAACTTCTTATTGCTTAAAACGACATTCAAGTGGTAAGTTTTGTTTGTTGCTCCCCGCCCTCCGTTTTCGGACTGGCGGGGTTTCTTTTTACGCGAGGGTGCTGTGACGACTGTAGAGCTGTTCATCGATTACCAGAACTTGCACCACTCGGCGCACGAGTCATTTTGCAGATCCGACGATGATGTGCGCGACTGCTTGATCCACCCGATGAAGTTTGCAATCGAAGTACTGAAGAAGCGTACGAACGAAACGGGGCAACAGGGCCTATCGATTCAAGCGGTCAATTTGTACCGTGGAATGCCAAACCCCCGCAAGGAGCCGCGTTTGGCGTCAGCGGCATCGAAGCAGCATTCTGCATGGGGTCGCTACGATCCACGAATCAAGGTGCACACGCGCTCGTTGAGGTACCCGGAAGAGTGGCCCGATGCGAAGGCAGAGGAAAAGGGTGTCGACGTGTTGCTAGCCGTGCAGCTTGCGCAGGCAGCGATAGCGAAGAGGGCCGATCTATTCATCGTCGTTACTCGAGATACAGACCTCATCCCAGCGGTCGAACTTGCGCGAGATGTGACGCCCGGATGTGTCGAAGTCGCCACATGGTATGGCCAATCCAAGCTTCGAATTAGTGGCGTCAAATCATTGATCCTCGGAGACGCTGCGTTCCGGGCTAGTCGCGACACAACGAAGTATTGGGACGATTTCACTCCTAGTTACTGAGTGTTCGAGGAAGCGAGATCAGCCCTGACACTTCTCTACACGCCTGTGCATAGAAGTGTTACCTAAACCGCACCCCATCGACGCCCCTATTCCCAGGGCATCTGTTCGGGGAGCGCTGGGAGTATCCGCACCACCCCGCGCTCATTGTTGACGCAGTGCACGGTGTCATCGATGCGTTCCGCACGACCACCACACGCGATACAGACGAACATACGTGTGAGGGTAGCCTCACAGTATGCTCATCGCCACTATCCGCAAGCTCGAAACCGTGACTGTTGAAGTGGCGGGTGAAGGACTCCCCGAGATCCAGGAGTTGTTGGAGCAGCATCGGCCTGAAGGGTTCGACCTCACCTCCGCACCCGTCGCCATGCTGAAAGGGCAGACCGCGATCACAGCAACCGGCACGTACTCGAAACGCGACGGGCTGCAAGAGATCGAAGGCGCGGACCTTGCTGACGTGCGATCCAAAGTGCCAGACGGGTGGCAGATCTTGAACGTGCGCAGCGCGTGACTGCGGCGAGCGCTGTCACATGCGCTCAGTAGCGAGCGGTTTCTGGTTCTCATCTAGGAGGATCACGCGGTAGCTCGTGCGCGACCCGGGAACCATCGGGTAATGGAATGAAGCACTGTAATGCTCCATGCTCAGCAGGCTCGTGATGTGTGCCGTGAACAGTGTCTCGTTGGTGTCGATCTGCTTGCGCTTGTTTGTGTCCCAGCATGTGGCGGAGACGATGAGCATGTCGACGCCCGGATCTGTTTCGCCGTTCTCGTCAATGGCGGTGAAGAGGTGCGACGCGGATTGTCGGCTGATGCAGAGCTTGATCATGATGTGCGGTTGCATCGGGTGAAGCCCCTGCACTTTGCGGGCTTCCTCGCCGCGGGTCGTGGGGTCGGTGGCTACGTTCTTCCAAATGGTGACGGTCTCGTTATGCTCGATCTTGTTCATGCCGGGAGGCTAAAACGGGCCACCGACATTCACGACAAGAGACCGGACAGTGCTTCCATCGCGGATGTCAGGCGCGGGTCGGAGCGGCGCACCTTGTAGGCGCGTGACTGCATCCGCGTTGAATGGCCCACGATCTCGATAATGAGATCCTCCGGCACGTGTGCTTCGTAGAGCAGGTCTACGGTCGTGTGGCGGAGATCGTGCAGGCGTACGTGTTTATCCGTGATGCCGGATCTCGTGAGCCAACGCTGCCATCCCACGGTGACGCTGTCGGGATCGATCGGGGAGCCGTCTTCGTGGCAGAACACGAGGCCATGGCGAGACACTCCCGCGCGCTCGGAGTGGATAGCAAGCATCGACTTCAGTGGGTCAACGAGGGGCAGCACTCGATTACCTGCCTGAGTCTTCGTCTCGACCAGATAGAAGTTGCCCGACAAATGCTGCGTCGAGTAATCGGCCGGCGCTGACTCGACATCTCGGATGCGTTGCAACTGCACGTTCACATCAATGTACGTCGACAGCCGGTCGTACTGCAGCCCCAAAGCTTCCCCGCGACGGTTTGCCGTAAGCAGGTAGTAGGCGTAGAGCATGGGCATGGGGTCGTATTCACCAGGCGCATCGAGCGCTACAGCCGCCGCTCGCAGCACTTGCTTGGCTTCCGTAACGTCCAAGACCTCGAGCTGCGGTTTCCGCTTCCTGGGGGCATCCATGAGGTCGCACGGATTCCGCCCAAGCTTGCCCTCCCGCTCGGCGATCTTGAGCGCTCGCGCCATGACCCGGTGAGCGTTCAGTGCGTAACTAGTTGACAGCTTCGGCCCATCAGGATCAGAAGACTTCTTCGGGGTGGACAGGATGCGATCGTGCACTTGCCGGATATCGTCCGGGGTGAGCTTCGCCAGCTTCTTCTTCCCGATCGCCGGAACGATGTGATTGCGAACCACAGACTCGTACCCGACCAGCGTGTTCGGGCGAATGGTCGCTGGTGCCACTTGCTTGATCCAGTAGTTGAACCACCATGCAACGGTGGGGGAGGAAGTCGGCAAGTCGCCGCGATCCTCGAGCACGCGCCGCTCTACTTTGAGCTTCTGCTTCACTGCACTCTGAGATGAGGCGTACAGAAGTCTGCGGCGACGCTTGCCTGCGCGCGTGGGGAGTTCGAGAACAGCTACCCACATCCCATCTGCACGTTGGTAGATGGATTCCTGTTTTGACCTAGGCAA